TCTACAACTAGTGTCTGCGGTTGAGGAACAAAATCGTTAATTGATTTTGGCTTTTCTTCCTCTTCTCGAGATCTGCGGAACCATTGGAAACTATATTGACTAGCCAACAATAAGATAACTGCTAACGGGTCAAATACTGCAACAATGATAATAATTACCCACGTAACTGCTTTTTCTAATGTGTTAGCTTCGGGATTATCGCCATAGATAAAATTAGCAATATATTTTATTGGACCTACTTCTGCTTCTACCTTGCGAACTTCTGCGGCAATAGGAGCTCTTTCTTCATTGAAGGCAGCAATCTTCTTTTGACTTGCAGTAATTTCGTTCTGCAATCGTGTTCGTTCTCTCGTTTGGCTCTGACGAATACTTACTGCACGACTAGCGCCTTGTTCTGTTGTAGAGCGGGCCATGCTTTGATCAACAGCCTCATCCATTTGTCTAAGTGCTCGGCGATTAGCTTCGATGTTTTCTTTTTCAGTTTTGATCTTTTCATCGTAGACTGCAATCTTAGCCTGTACATCTCCAGACACAAGGCTTTGATCGCTGTGTGCCTTTGATAAGAATCCAAAAATACCCATCGATGTGATGAGCATTAGAATAGCAATTGCTACTAACAGATATGTTCTGATAAACACCGGAGCTCGGTTCCAGTTTAGTTTTAACCATACCGTGGCAATTAACTTACTGACTTCTAGAGCTACACCCATAACAATGATAGGGATCACTGCGGCAGCAAAAATACTAACTAGGCCTGCTACGCTGTACCAAATGGCAACAGCGGATATGGTTAATCCGCTGAGTAATGCAAGCCAGGCAATTATTTTGTCGCTTAAAGTTATTTTCATAAGTTAATATTTATTCCCTAAACCATTGCCAATTTCTACTACTATTGTTGTAACAGGCAGTACGTGTGATTACCTTTTCTGTATTATAAGCAATCGCCTGAATGTGCATTCGTCGGCAGTAGCCGGAACTAGTCGGCCATGTCATAACAGGAACAGCGTAACCGCTGGCATCATTCTTGTACCATTCAACTACTTGTCCGTTCTCGGCAAAGGAGGCAGCATGAGTTACTGCTTGATAATAAGAATCCTTTTGTTCATCGGACAAAGTCTTGAACCAGCCAAATGTGGTAGTTAGGATTTCTTGAATAACGGGCCCGCTTCTATATTCAAAGAAGCGAGGATTGCTAAGTTCGCTTGCCGATGCGTTATTAATTGCGAGTAGTGTTAACAATTTCCCAACTACCATCAGGCCTTTGACAACTGATACCTTTGCGTTGAACATCTGTTCCTCCGATTTTCGTCCAATAAGTAAACTCACCACAATAACTTGAAAGTCCTAATCGAGCAGTAGTAAGACGTTTGATTTGATCGTCTGTACATTCTAGTTTAGTAGTACTTTCTACCCTCTCACCATTCTGTGTAGTAATGGTCTGAGAAGTGTGACAATACTGCGGTTTATTTGCTACCACCTTAGGAGATGACGAACATCCAGAAAGCAATGATATCAAAAGAACCGTTGCAACAATCAGCACCCACATGTAGTTCTTAACACGATACAGGTGCATTACTGACCTTTCTGTTTGGCTTCGGCAATCAATTGTTCAAAGGTTGACTTCTTCATTTCAAGACGAACATAAGTGTAATGACGTCCGTTCATAGTGAAGTGACCTTTTTCGGATTTCACGTGCTTACGAATAGCAGTATCCTGAACCTTGTAGGAAATTGTAGTTCGAGTAGTCTTCTTATCGTCTTTGATGTCGATAACGGTTTCTGAATTAACCGTGCCGTTGATACGTTTAGCAAAGTTATTCATAGCGATTGCGTCCATTTGTTCTTCCGCAGCCTGAGCATACGCTGACTCACCTGCACCGCAAGCGTAGACATAGTCTTCTGCCCACCAGAACCAACCTTTGACACCTTCTTGAGCGCAGTCTTGATACCAACTAGGTTGAGCATAAGTTTTGCGTTCTGGAATATCCTTCATTGAAGAACATCCTGTGATGGCCACTGCCAACATGCCTACTACGATTGCCTTTTTCATAAATGCCTCTCTCTGTGTGTTATGACAATACTAATTGTAACACCGTAGTCGATTAGAGTCAACTACGGTGATTACCAATTTACTTAAAAAAGATTAATGCCATTAATGCGGCCTGGACAATAAATCCAAAACCAATAGTGACAACATTGAGCATGTCCTTTTGAACAGCTGCCTTGACAAACAGCAAAGCTAGACCTGCCCAAACTAACAGCACTAGATCCACACTAGGTAGTCGGTCAGTTAGGCCGCTCATTACTGCCAGCATACTTGGAATAGTAGCGGAATGAAGAACAAGAACAGCTAGCCATCCAAATGTCTCTGCGGAGATATGGCTAATTTTAGTTGTGATAAAAATTTTAAATTGATCAAGTGTTTCGAATTGTTTCATGATTAAGCCTTCTTGCCTTTGTAAAAAATATGATTACCGATTGAGCCAATTTTTTCTAATGGCCATTTTGGATTGACATAGTTTGCATGATAATACAATGCTTCTTTTAGAACGTCAAGTTTAAATCCTTCCAAAAGAACTTTTTTAGCCACAGCGTAACTTTCATTGTATGCCGCTGAATTAACAGGCCGGGCTTTTACGGCAGAGTCACATGCCCATGAGAATTGGCAAACAACTTTTTCCATAACAATATTTTTTTGATAAACAACACCGCAGACATCTTTTCCGAATTGTCCTGTAGCTACTCGATTCATAGTGACCTGCGCTACTGCTACTTTACCTTCAAAGTTTTCGTGTCCTGCTTCGCGATAGATGTTTAATGCTAAACACTCTAATTGATTTTCACGAGTTTTAATAGTTACTACATCTTGAGAATAATAACCATTTTTCTCTTTTAATGCGTTAAATTTATTAGTGGTAACATGTTGTACCATAAAGATAACTGCGACCAGCCCTAGAATATAGGTGGTGAATCTAATTGCTTTTTCCATAAGTCCTCCTTTGACTTGGTGTAATCCTAATTACAGATTACATTACATAAAGGGAGTTAACTTCACGAGGCTCTGAAAGAACCCTACTTTCGTGTAGTTGTCTCCATTGGACGCACAATCTCATAACTTGTGTGCCTTTGGCGACCCTTGGCATCCCGAAAATACGGGTTTCTCATTGGCCAAGACCCGCGGATCCTTTTCAGCTTGTGACATACTTCGGACCAACTATCTTAGTTTCTTTGCGAAACGTAATTTATATATCTCATTATACAACATCCGGTACTAAAATGCAAGATTATCGACGCATTTTGGAGATATCTTGAGCTTCTTCGTCCGAAAATACTGGCACGGCATTGCTCTTGTGCATTGTAGCGATGCCTTTAACTTTAGTTCCAGTATAGACTTTGGGCGGCTTTAATGTAGCATTGCCGCCAGTGTCAACACTCTTGAGATGAGCTGTGGTGTTGCGACCTTCTGGAATTTTAAGGCTGTAAGAGCTGCTCAGACTGGGAGCCGATAATCCACGAGTACGCTTCTTATCTTCAGCCTCAACGGCCCATTTCTTTTGTAGTTCTTTCCAAGACTCGTCCAATTCTCTAGCCTTTCTTGCATGTTCGGCAGAAGCGAATTTTTGTTTACCTTTTTTCTTGCCTGTGGTACTGAGCCACGGACCTTCCAAGTGCATACTCAAAAGAAACCTCCAAACTTGTTAAACTATAGAACTAGTATAACAGAAAGTTTGGAGGTTGTCAATACCAAATTAACTATTCAATACTTTGGCTACTGAATTCATCACTGCGGCAATACGTCCAATATCACGTAGATTCTCTACGGTATAGCCTTCTTGCTTTAGTGTGTCATAGTGTGCCTTAACACAGAAATGACACTTGCCTACAATACTTGCGGCAAGACTAAATGCTTCAAAGTTTGCCTTAGTAGTTCCGCCATGACTTGCAATAGCATTCATGCGTAACTGAGCTGGTAGACCTTTCAAACTAGCATCATCTGCCATTTCAACATATGGATACCATACATTGTTCTGTGCCATAATACTTGCGGCTGTCATCGCTGACTCTGAGTGAACAGGAGCATCTGCTAACATAACAGCAAGTACCTTACCGTTGCCAGTTGCAGCCAATGCTGCTACAGCACAACCCATAGCAACATCAGCATCCAATGTGCTACGCAAAAGGACAGCGTCCAAGTTTAACTTAGTGTCCTTTGCGTAGTCTGGCAACGCAGTTTTAATTGCGTCAATGAATGCCATTATAGTGTTTCTCCACCTACGGTACGGTTACATGCACATAGCTCGCCAGTCTGCAATGCGTCTAACACACGCAGAGTTTCTTCTGGTGAGCGACCAACGTTCAAGTTGTTGACGGTAACGTGCTGGATAACGTTCTCTGGGTCAACGATGAATGTGGCACGAAGTGCGGCACCTGCTGGAGCATAAAATACACCTAGCTGCTCAACAAGACTCAACTCACCACGCTGTGTGTCAGCGAATTGGTGATGTGTGATCTTCTGTAAGTCTGAGTGTGCCTTTTGCCAAGCCACTTTGCAAAACTCATTATCTGTGCTGCCTGTTAGTAATACTGCGTCACGGTCAGCAAAGTCGCCTGCTAGTTTGTCATAGGCTACAATTTCTGTAGGACATACAAAGGTAAAATCTTTTGGATAGTAAACGATTACTTTCCACTTGCCTTCGAAACTTTGATCTGTAATTGTATAGAAAGCATCTTCTGGTTGTCCGGGCTTAATACCTGTGACTGCGAAGGCTGTTAGTTTATCACCGATTGTTTTCATTTGTGTTTCTCCTTGTGTGTAAAAAATGAAATTCAAGAACCTTGTGTTCTGTACATATATTGTACATTTATATATGCTATAAATCTATGGTTTTTCATAGATTTTACCTAATATTTTTTAATAACGATAATAGGAAAAATCAATTACGATTAGGACATGTGTTTCAAAAGAGTCTCTATGGATCTTCTATTGACTTTAACATTTACTACTACAAAATATGAATATTCTGAGCTCATGTTAAACAAGCTGTGTTTGACACAGGTGTCTATGAAGTATGGACGTCCGTGTTCAAAATGAAGAATTTTGTCATCAATGATAAAATACATTTTATCCGGATTACAATTTTTTATTGGAACGAAGATTCGAAATGCCTTTATGCCCATATTGTGGCTGTCGCGGTGTGGAGGAAAATAACCCCCGGGCGCTAGTCTAATTACATGTGTTCTGCAAACATGTTCTTCGAATGGTTCAAAATATGGTTGTGCATATTGGTACACAGGAGTAGGAGTAGTAATATCTACTTCAGTGATGTGCGTACCATTCTCGTCATTATACTCGTAAAAACTATCCAAGTCCGGAATGCCGGAAAGCTCGCCGTCTAAGCTGGTAATACTCAACCCTTCTCTGGGAATATTTTTTCTAGGATTATATTGTTTCCAGTCGTTGTTGAATATTTCAATATCTTTTAAAAACTTATCAGGATTGTAATAATAGTCCAAAGTATAGCATCGACCATATCTAGTTGCCGTGAGATATAGCATCGACTTTACTAACTTTACATCTTGTTGGTCATCCATTATCTTCACCTAATGTTAAATTCATTGCCACTACTAATCTTTTACCACTGGTTCTAGGAACTTCGTGAGTAACCCAACCTGGAAAAATTATAATGTCATTTTTGTTTGGTTTGATCTCTGTACGGCCTTCAAACACTAACGGGGCTCCATCTTCATCTATGTCTAAATAGATTACACAGGACAGAGCAAATGGCCAGTGATTATGTGGATTAGTAGAATCGTTGGGTTCGTAGAATGCTACCCAACAATTATCAACATAAAACTTAAAAGGAACAGGAGATATACTACCTGCAACAAAATTACAACTTTTTACTGCTAGGTCGCATAAGGGTTTTAATTTTGGTTCTAGCTTGTGAGAATTGTAAGGACTAACGTATTGTGATTTTACGTTACTTTCCATAGCTGGAACATTTTCTTTTAATATGTGGGCTGCTTCAACGGCCAGCGTTAATTCTTTTTCGTATTCTGATAAGTTGCCTTTGAATACTGGCAACGCCGCTACGATCTGTGTTCCTTGAAATTTCATACAATTATATATTAAAAGAAAAGCACCCGACGGTGCTTTCTGATTAGCATGAAATTTCTTATCCAATAATTGGAGTGTACTCAATTCCTGTAGTAGCTAAACCAGTTAGTCCAATTGCTGTTTCGAACGTAGATAATTCGCTGGCAGAAACTAGAACATCAGCCTGTGATAACTTGCCGTTAGTCATCCAAGCTGTGTAGTCTGTGACCTGTGTTAATGTGGCATCAGTACCGAATACATTTTTGTAAACGTGCTTGATGAACGTTTCGTTACTAACACCACCTGCGTCTGTTTTGTAAACATCTGTGTTCAACAATGCCTCTGCTAATTGCTTGTTAGTCCATCCTTTGTCAGCAAGGTTAATGCCAACACCAGTATAGGCTTTGGTAACATCTGTTGTGCCTAATGCGGCTGCTAATAATGCATAGACATCGCCTGCGCGGCCCGCAGCATCATAGGCAATGGCCTTGTCAGTGAACACAACACGCTCGTGATTGGCAAGATTAAATTCAACATTAGTAGCCAATGTGCTATCTAATTCAATGTTGTTAGCAGTCTTAGTAATTGTATACTCAGTGCTAGCACCACCCATTGTGTAAGTATCAATGCCCGATGTTCCGGTTACATCAACTTGTACATCAACGGTACCATCGCCAACGCGGCCCGTGCCTACTACACCAAAGGTGGCTACCTTTCCGTTTGTTCCAACGGTTCCTACGGTAACAATTAAATTGTTTGCACTTGTGCCGCCTAGTGCTGTGCCTGCTAGTGTGATAGTATCGCCTGCAACATATCCTGTACCTGCACTGGCTGCTAATGAATCAAGAACAACAGAGTACACACCGTTAGTCTTTGTAACATCGAAGGCCGCACCATCGCCGGAACCGCCTGTAATGCCTGTGACGTTTTGGTAAGTTGTATTAACTGCCTTGTCTTTGATTGTAATTGTGGTTGTCATAATTTCTCCTTTTCAATATATGATCCTACAATTATACATAGGTTATTAAACAAAACATGTGCGTACACGCACAACTTCGACACGATATATTAGGAATGTTGCCAAAAAGAAACCCGCCGAAGCGGGTTCTGCTATTTTGGATGACAAGGTATAACTACCTCGGACCTGCTGTTTCTTAGGCAGCTACAGCAACTCTGCTCTTACCAGTAACGGTGTTACCAGTGAAGCTCATTGCGCTGAAGTCGAATGTATCTGCGTTTGCATTTACGTTTATTTGCTTGGATTACGTCCATCGCCTCTCGTGTTGCCGTCTCTACTATCTCACGCTGTCGAAACCAAATGCAGGCCCATCAAAAACACACTTGTCACTTTTCTCAACGGTGGTGTGCCGTCCTTACTACCCGAACTACGTTCGAGTCAAATGTGTTTGTGGTGGACCTGGGCGGATTCGAACCGCCGTCCAACATGCCTTCGCTTTGAAGGAATTACAACAATACTAGTATTTAAACATCTTTTTGACTTTGTGTCAATAATTTTGAATGAAGAATCATATTCTCAGTTACCAATTTTGTTATAGTAGCTAAAAGTATTAATCTATCTGCATCTGATGTAACTTCTTTATCGAAGTTATCTAGTATAGTTGCGCCAATCATTTTTAACGCTTGTTCTTTGCCCTCTTTAAAAACTCCCCAGTCAATGGGATCGCCTTCTTCGTGCGCAAATGCAATATCTATTAATTCGTCTAAACTTATTTTAGCCATTATCTTACCCAATACCAAATAACGCCCGGATGAGGTTCGCCTGCACCTAACCAAGGTGCTGGATCCCAATCGTGATCAGTGACTAATGTTCCCCACCAACCGCCACGAAATCCATCTGTAGTTAACCAACCGCAGTTGATGCCAATACCTACCCAAGGCATACGTGCTTCCATACCTTCATAGTCATAGTTCCACGGACCATTGTATTTTGTTTCAAAACGTGCTAATTCTGTAATATTCTTACGCCAACCGTCTGTGCCTAACTTTTCGTCGCCAAAGTCTGCACTTTCGTTGGTTTGTGTAAATGAGTATGCTTCGTTGGCAGTCCACGCACCGCCACCAGTGCCGTGTTCACGAGCAGTAATCATAAAATCAAATCCTGACTCTGCTCGTTTGATCTTGTCAGCCCAAGTTAAAATGCTGTAGTTTAGCTCAGGTGTTCTATGAGCATCGGTACTTAGTTCGCTAGGAGGAGTTGTTCCATTGTGTAGATATAATCTTTCAGGGGTCCAATGCCAGTTAACGTTCTGTCCAGCGTTTTGTATTAACAATGTCCAGCCACCACCAAGTGTGGTCATATCACAATAGACCTGTACAGGGTCGCCATTGTTGAAGTCATCATGGCGAATCCAGTATAGGCCATCTTCGCTGTCTGGATAGTCTTGTTTGATTTGCCAAGCACTAGTACTATATTCTTCTCTGGTCTTACCGTTAGGTACGCCTAATGCCTTATTACGTGCTATTAGTTCTGCCTTTTCACGTGCTAAGATTGCCAACTCAGTTGTGCGTAGTGAGGCTGTTAATACTGCTCTATCACTAATGCTCAGCGTGTCATAATAATTTAATATAGTTTCTTGATTCACAATTTCTTCCTCAATGGCATTTGCTGTTATTGTATTAAGAGCTACGTTTGAAGTAGTCTTAGGTCGAATGTTAACTCCAACATACCCCCGGCCATTGGAATCAAATTTAATAGTTACTTTAGCCATCCGATTTTCTCGCCTTGTTCTTTTCTACGATCATGTTCTTCGACTGAACTAGGAAATCTCCAAGCCCATGTTGCTACTAGCGCCATAAAGATTGCTGTGCTAATAACTCCAATTGGTTTAACTCCACTAAAGAACATAATGCATAAACTTAAACTCATCATGGCAAGCATAAAGTATTTCATCTTCTGAGGAAATACACGTTTCTCTCCCCAATTCTTTAAGAACGGTCCAAACAACTTGTGATTCATGATCCAATTGTGCATACGCTCACTGCCTTTACTGAAGCAGTATGCAGCAAACACTACAAACGGACTATAAGGAACTCCGGGAGTAATAACCCCTACGTATGCCATACCAAGGCTGGCAAAGCCTAAACAATTCCATAAAAACTTTTTTATCTTATTCACGAGATGGTCTCCATAAACTCACTAATGATCCGTCGGCCGGTGGACGATATCCGGACGGCCAGGAACGTGTAACTGATCCACTACTTGGATTGTTGGCATTCTTTGCAGACGAACTTTGATTTCCGCCTACAAATGTGTAACTCCCACCTGACGATGAGTAGATAAAATTTACGTGTCTATAACTCCATAGAGCAATATCACCTTGCTGACCTTGATTCAACGGAACCTGTGTTACCTTGTATTCTTTTGCTCTACCACTAATGTCTAATGCCCATGCTGTCTGAATAAATCTGTAACCTGTTTTCTTTAAAACATAGTTAACAAATCCCATGCACCATGCAGTTTGATCTGTGGTCCAAGCACCGGTAGAGGGATATCCTAGTTCTTTCCATATTCCAAGAATATTTTGGTTACTAGGTTTTCCTCCCATACCTGTTTCTTCCCATTGGCCTTTTGCTGCCTCTGAAAGGATTTGAGTTAGGAAGCCTGCTATATCGCTACTGGATGCCGAGGATGTGTCAATTAAACTAGTACCAACACTGCCTGGTTGTTCCGGAGTGCCTGCAAAGTATCCTTTGACTTGATTGTTAGATTCAACTTTGTAACTGCTAGGGCTAGCAATGTATTTGTTTGTCTGTGCATTAATAGATGCTTGTACGCTTGCAGGAATAACCACAGCAGGTACAACAATAGCTTCCGGAGTTGTGTCAGCGGAAAATACATCGCCGCTGCCTGTTGCAACGTGACCGCAGGTCGCAGCATCGCCTTCTCTAGAAATTAATATATTGTTAGCATATACCGTTGCACTTGACTTATCCATTACTGGACTAGAGTGTGGGCTTCGGCCGTGTCCTTCTATGGCTGCGCCCTTTACTGAGATAGGAGCATTGTTGACAAAGACCGTCGGTGCAAGATCGCCAACAATCTTTCCTCCAGCCACATCAACTCCAACACGACTTACACCGGGCATGATCTATTAGCTCAACGCAATACCAGTTGTCTGCGATGTATACGCATCTGCAAACTCTTTGTCAGTGGCTTCAATTACCGTGACCGTTGATCTAGTTAGATTTACATCTTTATCAGGATGAACGGTAAACAAATAAGGAACCATACCAATTCCTTTTGGACCTGCACTCAGTACCATAGGTCTATTAAGTTTGTACTGCATGGGGTTTTCTTCAACTAATTTTGCAATTAGTTCTTCGCCCGATGTTAGTTTGATTGTTACAACTTCACCTGCGCTTACGCCTTTGTTAATTAACATTATAGTTCACCGTCTCCATAGCCTTGACTTTCTTGTTCAAAATACTTTTTTAATTCTGTAAATCCACCAACTAGTTTTTCATCTAGAAAAATTTGTGGTACCGTTCTTGCTGTTGGCACTGCCTCCAGCAACTCTTCTTTGGTGTAACCGTCACCAATTTTCTTTTCTTCAAACTCAATGCCTTTTTGTGTTAGCAATGCTTTTGCTTGATCACAATAAGGACAATGATACTTACTCCATACTACCGCTTTCATATGCTTCCTTTAAAATATTATATAGCTGGTAATTCGTCGTACTCGATATTTTCACCCATAACGCCGATTACATAATTTGTACTTTCACTTTCTTGAAGTGCTGTTTGTTTCTTGCTAGTATCGCTATGCTTATTAAACCAAGGAATAGGAGTTGTCTTTGGAAAGGACGACTGATACTTGATACCAATTTCTTTTAATGCGTTCGCTGCTGTGTAGTCAACGAAGTCTTTAAGGATGTTAGCATTTAAACCAATAACTGGTCCTTTTTGGAACAAGTAATCAGCCCATGCTTTTTCTTCACGGATAACATCCAAATACAATTGATACACTTCTGCTTGACACTCGTCTCTAGCTTTAGAGAATCTAGGATCGTCTTTAACTACTTGATTAATCAAGAAAGCCGTCCAACCTTTGTGTAGCAGTTCGTCTTGTAGAATCAAACTAATAATATTGCCGTTGCCAATAAAGATTTTATTCTCCACCATTGCCAAACTTGTAGCAAATGATACCATAAAGCGGAATGCTTCTAAGGCATAGCTGGCATTGAGTGCCATCCAAATCGCCTTAATATGAATTTCCTCGTCGATCTTTTCACCCGTCTCTACTAGGCAATTAATCATATGTAACTTGTCGTAGTAGGTACCAACACTCGATGCCATGTCTACAATCTCTTTGGTATTGTGTATAGTATTGAACACTTCCTTTGGCACATTGTAGATGTTGCGAATGATGTGACTATAACTGCGGCTGTGAATGTTTGTTTCAAAGAAGCTCCAGTTGTAGATAAGGGCTTCAAGTTCAGGTAATGATACTACCGGAGTAAACACTTGACTTGGCGCACGGCCTTGCAAGCTGTCTAGTGCTGTTTGGCGTAGTAGATTGCTGGTAAAGATATGCTTGACTGCATCACTAGCATCTTTAAAATCGTTACTATCTTTAGTAAGACTAATCTCTTCTGGTACCCAGAAGAAACCACGTGCTGTTGTTTCGAAGTCAGCAATCTTCTTGTACTTGACTTCTTCAAAACGTTGGATGGTAACAGGACCTGCTGGGTCCAGAAACATCTTACGATTTAAGTAATCTGTCTTTGTGTTTAAATTATATTGTTGTTTGCTCATAGTTTATCTTCTTTGGTATAATTATAATCATTCCATACGTTCCTGTTATGTATGGTAGATTCTTTTAATAATCTCCACATTCGCTCTGCTGAAGATTCTGTCCATCTAAAATCAAATGTCATGATTGGTGCTCGGCCTGTATTGCGATCGTATAATTCAACGTGTTCGTAATACTTTGATAACCAAATCAATTTACCGCTAGTTACACGCTTTGGTATCCATGCAAATTTTTCATTTACCATAGTTACCGGATGCCAGTACAATCTTACAGATATGTTCTAGTCGTTCAATGTGTTCGTAGGCTCGCCACGGACTAGTGTCTATGGCTACTACTCCGTGCCCTTTAATACCCACAATGTCATAGGCAATGTTGCCATAGTCATCTAATTGTAAATTCTCATGACAGCGATCTGCAAGCTCTTGGCTGATGGGAGGAACATCACCTACGTTAGGTGCTACCTTGGTGTATCGATTGAGTTCTGGGAACGCATCGCTGATAGTGCTTAGGTCGATGCCGGCGTGCATTGCCGCAATGCAGTAGGTAGGATGAACGTGTACAACTACACGAACTTCGTTGCTATGCTGACCCATTGCTCGTTGTAGGCCAAAATGTAGTGGAATCTCTCCGCTGGGTTTTAGATTCGCACTAATATCAGTGTAAAATTCGTCGGTCCATAATAGACCGTGAATCTTAATCTTCTTAAACTGATCAGGTTGTAGAGTCTGCTTACGTACACCACTAGGTGTGATGTAGAAATGATCACGGTCGTGATGACGAATACTTACATTACCATCACGACTTGTGATCCAGTTACGCTTATAAGCGTCAGTCATTATATCACATATCGTTTCTAACATTTATATGATCCCAATTGATAATTTTCCACTGATTGTCTAAGTACTTTTTCTTGTCATGTTGGTAATCTAATGACCATGCATGTTCCCACCAGTCAATTAATACTACAATGTCTTTCTTAATCTCGTGATTCTTAATAGTTTTAATCTTTCCATCTTTGGCTAGATAAACCCAACCACTACCTTGTATACTCATTGCAACTTTAGCAAACTCTTCTTTGAAAAGATCAAAGGTTGTAAAGTGATCAATAATAAAATCTTCAATCCCGCCTACGGGCTTGTTTGATCCCTTAGGGCTTTGATACTGCTGAAACAAGATGTTATGTAGAAATACTCCAGCTTCGTTAAAGCCCGCATCACCTTCGTTATTGTTGTAACGTTCTACGTAGGTCTTTGCCAACTTGCCGTAATGG